TACCCTGCACCAGCCGCTGAATAGCCTTGGTGCCATTCACGGCGGTAGCGATCTTCTTTGAGATACCTGGACGCCGGGACCCACGCAACCGGTGCCCGCTATCGAAGGGCATCACGTTCTGTGACTCGAACGCCGTGCCCGGGGACTGGGCGGAGTACGGAGTATCCTCAGACACACCACGCAACGGGAATTGTATTGGTACTCGGGGCACTGACCGCTCCTGGGATAAAACCGCACACACCTCGGTAGAAGTGCGTGCAGGAAGATTAGCGAAGGGCGACCTTGGCGGCCGTTTCGGGATTGTAGCTGACGAGGCAGGACCGGTAGCCAACCTCAACCGCGTGGATCAACACCTCTTCGCCGTTGGTGTCGTTGGCACCGTTGGTGATGAGGACGAAGTTGACCACGTCGTTACGGTTCAGGCTTTTCTGGCTCAGGTCGAACTCCAGCCACTTTTCCGTGGCCGAGAGGACCGTACCGGGTGCCGTCGGGTTCAGGTCCGCACCAAGTGCCAATCCGGCGGTCTTGATGTATACCGTGGAGTCCAGTTGCACATCGTTATCAGTGGACACTAAAATCTGACTAGCCAGGACCCGGACGAACAGGGCATCGGTCTCTTCATCGTAATCCCGAGGTACCGGGAAGGTGATGTTGCCGATGGTGTCGATGGCCTCCTCCACCTTGACCACTCGGCCGTTGGTCTCATCGGAGGTTAGCCACGCACCGCTGAGGGTGGCGACGGCAGCACCGGCCTCGGAACCGTTATAGTTGATAACAGTCCGCAGGTCCAGCGAGCCTAAAGGAATGGGGATGTCAACCAAGAACCCGGCGTCATTGCGGATCGAACCGCTGGGGTTACGACCGCCACCGGCGACGATGGATTTGGCGACTGTGAGGAAATTGTTTGCTGAAAACTTCATACTATTCTCCTTGCTTGATGACTCGGAAGAACATCTTACGAGTTAATTAACTGACACGTCAGGCCGTTGGTACAGACTGCTTCGGAACTGCCGGAGGGCCTGTGCCCCGCTTTGGGGGCCAGAGGGGTTACCGAAGTACCCCAGTTTCTTTGGGGCCGACAGGGCATCTATCCGGTAGCTGTTTGGTAGACAGACGTTCCGGTAGTATTCCCAGTTCGGACCACTGGTTGAATCCTCAACGTCCTTCTCAGCGGTTGCGAGACATGCGGCCTTCAAAGTCTCGTCGTGTGAGTAGGGCAGTTCAGGAACCTCATCAAGATCAACGAGCTTATCGAAGTGCAGGATGAGGGGCGTTTCAATGGTCATCGTTTCGTCCGGTGCTGGGTAGGCCATAAGCTCCCACCGCCGACGTGGCGTGCCCGTGGTCATCGGCCGTACGGCCAACCAGTACGGGTCGCCAGTTTCATCCGTGACATTCTCCCGCCAGGAGCGGATGAATGATTCGTCCCGCCACTCAAGGCTGATCCCTTGGTTCGTGTCGGCGGCGTACGTCGGCTGCCCGATGTACTGTCCGCTGAACGTCTTGGGCATCGTGTAGTTGCCGTCGGCAGTCAGGGTCCATGTTACGCCGGCCGCACCTGCGGCAGTAGCATCGCCCCGAACCTTTACCGACGTAGCTGACACGTAGTCAGCTATAGTGAACGTACCTACGCCGGTAAGTACGAGGTCCTTCTCTTCCATCGTGGCGTAGAATGAATCAGACGTGACCGTCAGGGTGGTTTTATTGGTAGCCGGATCGTAGCCCGCCGAGACTGCCAGATTGGCAGCGTCAACCGCTATGTCTGCCCAGATCACAATAGACGCCGTGGGCCTAGTGAACCGCCACCCGTTGGGCGGGGGACCGTCGGCGTACAGCATGCGGATGCCGTTGTTGACCAGCCGCTTACACTCACTCAGGTCATGCACAACTGTAGGGACAGCGACCTCTCCGGCACCATCGGTACCGTAGGACGCCACACCAATCTTCCGGGCCACCTCTATGACGAGGTCCCGGAAGGTTAAGATGCTGGTAGGTTCAGACACACCCGCCCCCTTATAAAAAGAGAACCCGGCCGCTACTACCCGAGGCTAGACCCCGGATCAACGTAGCGGCCAGGCCCTGGGTGAGTCTTACGCTGATTCCTGGTAGCCGTACCGAATCCAGTCGGCCGCGAAAGACACGGCGACAGTATTGGCACCCGTTTTCAGTGCAGTGACGAGGCACAGGTTGTGGGCCTGGTCGTAGGTGCTGTCCAGGTCCTCGGACTTCACCTTGTAACCGTTTACGTAGAACGTGACCGTCTGCCGGCCATCGAAGCGGAACCCGACCTTGACGGGGGTGTCCCCGACAACGGAGGCCGCCGTGCCCCCCGCAGCGGTGATGGCCGTAGAAGCAGTAGCGTCGGCGAGGATCGTGGCCTTGGTGCCGCCGTCCTTCTGCTTGACGAAGTTCAGGCCGTTCGGGTCCGCCGGGAGAATCTCCACCCCCAGAAATGAATCGGTGGAAATGAGGCTGGCGACGTTATTGGCGATCACGTCAACCGACTGGTTAACCTCTTCGGTCAGGCCGAAGAAGAACCCCTGCTCGGTCACGATGGCACCAACCTCCAGGTACGCCTCAACCCAGACCTTCTTGCCGCTGTTGCGGACCAGCTTACAGAATGGTTCGGACTGTAGGCCGATTGCGTCGTTATCCGTAGCCCCCGTTTGAAGGTCGAGCCACCCACCGATTTCGCCGGTCTTGAGGGACACGACACCGTCAACCGTGTCCGAGTCGGCGATGATCGACAGGCCGTCACCGAAGGAAATCGTGGTAACGTCGAGGACCGCCGCGAGCGTACCGCTGCCGGCACCCAGGAAGTCAATGTGTCGGAAGTAACCCTTGCCCTGATCGTTCAGGAGGGTGTTGGGGCAGTCGCCCCAGATGGAGGGGGAGGGCTTGTTAGCCTCGCCCGCCTGTGAAAAACCAATAGAACCGTTAGAACCCATAATACCGTCTCCGTTACTAGAGAGTTTTCTCCGGGTGTACGCCCGAAAAATACCCCGAGGATTTTTACTAGTCCTCGGGGGTTAGGTCAGTTTAGGCGACCAGGGCCTTGTGCAGCACGAAACCGGCCGTGCGACGGTTGATGCACAGGTTGTTGTGCGAACCGTCCAGGAACACGGTGAACGTGGTGTGCTGGCCACGGTCGATCATCGGCTCGCCCTCTTCCATCCAGTACCCGTCCTGGACTACGGGCTGGAGCTTGCTCCAGTCAACGCAGTAGATCGGGTCGGGCGTGTTCACGGTCTGCTGGCCGCCCGTGACCTGGAGACCGTCAAGCTGGTTGATGTACACGAACGGGATGCGGTTGAACACCGCGACGCCGTTGTGGTTATGGAGCATCTTGCCCGCCAGGTCATCCGCCGTGTTGTTATCGTCACGCTTGTCCGACAGGTCCTCGAACTCAGTCACGACGTTATCGTTGGCGTAGAACTTGATGGGCGACCCCACGGCATCCTGGCCGGGCTGGGGGACGAATGACGCGGGGCGGAAGCGGGTACGCCTGACGGCTGACCGTAGCTTACGCAGGACGCTGTTGTCCACGTTGGTGTACGTGTCCGCGTAGCTACGCCACTTCGATTCGACCGAGGCGTCGATGCCGGCACAGGTGGTGCCGGTTGAGGCGTCCTGGTACCGAATCGTTTGGCCGCTGAAACCGGCGGCGGTGACGCCGTCGTTGAGGAAGTTGATGTAGTACGGGATGCCGTACGGGTGGAGGGTCTCCGTGGCGTTGGTTGGGGTGAGCCAACCACGCTCTTCGATCAACTCCGCCAGGTCCCACATCCGCTCCGTACGCCGCGACTCCAGAAGGTTGATGAACCCCTTGGCCGAGGACTTGTTGCGGAGGATTTCCAGCACGTCCCACGAATAGTTGGTGCCGATCTGCGTCCAGGGGACGTTGATCGTGTGCTGGTTCTGATCGACCTGCGGGCTATCAGTATCGTACAGCCGACGGTATTTCGCCCGACCGTTGCGGTCGAGGATCACGTTACGCTGGATGCTGGTGCCGCCGTCAATCGTTCGGCGAGATTCCTGGTAAATCTTGCAGAACTCGTAGTTGTTGTCGTCCCACATGACCTCGAACTGGCTCTGTGGAAGGTCCTTGAGGGTAGTGGCGATTAGGTCCGCCAGTGCTGTATTGTCAACGCCCATGAGGCTTTCTCCGTTTCTCGATCTTAATTAAAGGCTTTAGCTAACCGTGCCCGAGTCCGTTCTACGAGGGTGTCCCTACCCGCACCTGGATCGCCGGCCGCCCTATGGCTGGGCCGAAGCGAGATTCCCTTACTCCGTTCCGTTAGCTTACCCTTCAAGTCAGAGCGAATTGCTTGTACTTTGAAGTCTTGAGACACAAGGTCGTGAGCCATCAGGAGTGCCTGATCCAGTGGGACGTTACGTCCCTGGTATCCTGCACCCGTGATGATAGCGTCAGCGGTCTCCAACATCTTGTTCCGGGTCGCCACCTGATCCGATGTCAGCGACTTAGAACCGTCCCCATACAGACCGCCGTATGGTTTCATGGCGGACGCCCCGAAGAACTCATCAATCTTTGTCGAGAGTTGCTGGAACTCCGCCTGTTGAGCAGACTGCTGGGCCTGCTGCAACTGTGGAAGGAGGGAGTTGATCGCGTTGATCGCGGCGTTCACCGGTGCGGCGATTGCATCGACCAGCGTGTCCTCTCCGTACTCTTCCTTTAGGGCCTTGGTGTCCACCTGCGGGATGGCAGATATACCCTGGGCACTTTGGGCCGGCCTGGGCTGGGCAGCCTCGGTGGCCGACTGGCCCCCCGCAGCTTCCTTCGCCCTGCGGCCCGCCTCGGCCATTTCCATGGTCCGGGCGTTGCGTTCGGTGTGGAGCCTGGCCGAGGTTTCGAGGAACTTGGACCCGTAGCGGGCCAGGTTATCGTCGATTTCGGTCTTGTCCCAACCGTACGCTTCCAACGTCCGCCGGTGCGAATCAGGAAGGAGAGGGGCGTCTGAACCGTCGGTAGGTTCTTCGGCCGCAGCTTCCGGGGCGGTAGGCTTGGCAGCTTCGCCAGCCTCATCTTGGTCTGTTTCGCCGTCCGAGGGGGTTTCACCGGAGGCGGGAGTCTTTTGTTCGGGTTTCGTTAGGGGGCCATCGTTCTCGAAGATTTCATTAAGTCGTGTAATAACAGAGGCTTCGATCTGTTCACGAGGGACTTCGGCGGGGGCGGCCGCAGCGGCGGGGGCGGCGGGGGTCTCGATTGCGGGCGTGGCTGGGGGTCCCTGGTCTTTCAGGTCGGGCATGGTTATCTCCGGGGGTAGGGCCGGCGGGGAACCGGCAACTATATAAGTATACACCAATGTTAGGTGTTTGTCAAGGTCCAATAACAAATTATTTGCGTTCTACGAACCCGGTAGCCTTCAACGCTTTCAGCTTCTCCTGACGGGTTTTGGCGATTGGGACCCCAAATAGCTCGTCGTTAGGGTCCGTGGACATTTCAATCCCGGGGCACTTCCTCTTGAAATCGTGTATTTCTTCCCAACTGTTGCAGCCTATACTCTGCATCTCAATGGGTTTATCGAACACCCCCGTGCTGAACGGGCGGTCGTACACCCGGGGCATCCCTTCGCCGCAGCACTCCGGCCACACGGGGTCCTCTCGTATGGAGTGGCACACGATCTCCGTTCTACCGCAATGTTCGCATTCGTGGTTATGGATAGGCACTTAGATACCCCCTCTCGATTGGCTTTGGTCCTGGTTGGCCCCGGCCTGTTCGCCCTGCCTGACCTGCTTGACCGGGCTGGCCACGGCCTGCACCTGGCCGGGCTGCCCGTTCTGGGTGGTCACCGCGTTAGGGTTGGGCTGTAGCTGCCCCTGTGAGCCGGCGGGCGAGGGACCCATCAGCATACGGTTGGCGAGCTTCTCCTGGAACATTGGATCGAAGAACACCTCGTCCAGCCAGTCCATGCCGGCGTTCTCTGCCATGCGGCTGATGTACGCCTGGGGCGAGAACGGGATGCCCAACTGAAAGAAGGTGAGGGCGGCGGCCGCAACGGCAGGAACCACCCTCACGGCGAACTCCAGCATCTCCTGGTACTGCGTGGCCCCATTCTTACGGCCCATAGACTCAGGTTGAATCTCGAAGGTGAAGTCCAGGAAGTCGCCGCTGCGTACCTCGGGGGTGAGGAACACTTGATACTCTTCTATGCTGGCCGGCTGGACCATAGCGGGGCCGGTCTGCGACTGTGCGTAGATCGCGGGAACCTGCCGACGCTTAATCAGAGGGACCTCAATCAGCGGGTCGGTATGGAAGTACCAGGCACGTTTACTAGCCTCGGACTGTGCGGACTGGTATACCAGGTCCTTCATATCGTCGAGGCCGGTCGATGCGTTGCTCTGCAAGATGCGTGCCGCCGTAGCCGACTGAGCATCGGAGCGTTCGCCGCCCTGCGTCTGCGGGTTCGCGGCCATCATGTTGAACCAGCCCTGTAGTTGCATCAGGTGGGACTCGTTGGACTGCTGTTGTCCGCCGAAGCTGTGTACCCGCACCCCGTCTGGGTCATCCATGGCGATGGCGTCGCCGTCCCCAGCATCCAGGGCCATCTGGGCATCGTCCGCCGCCGCACGCCTGTAAGACACTACGTCCTTCTGACGCTCGGCCTGGTCAACGATCTTCTTGGCCATGCGGTTAGCTATGGTGTGCAGATCGTTCCATACGCCGACCATAGGTACCGGCAATGGATTACCTGGCACGGGCGGCGTCAGGGACAGCAGGGTGTACGGGCCGGTGTCGGGACCGTTGTAGTCATCCACCCGCAGGTAATCATCGAAGGTTAGGCCCTTGCCGGCGGGGACGGTCACGATGGCCTTGGCCTGCGGGACCCACAGTTCGACTACCTCAACCTCATCCTGTAGCTCGAAGTTCTCACGCTCGTTGATGGCCCGCATGGATAGGGACGAACTACGTCCACCGTCCTGTGGGTTGGACCCTGCCCGGGGCAGACGCTCAACCAGATCATTCTTGTACAGGCCCGAGTCCAGGAGCAGGCTACGCGGAACCGTGATGCGGTCGCCCATAAACGTAGCGTCCCGGAACATATGCTCCTTGCTGCCCGGGTCCACGACGAAATTGTCAAAGTCCACGCACTCGGTGTATACCTCACCCATATCTATGTGGTCGTAGTCATCCAGGGCCAGGATGGACCCTGACTCTGCGATGCCGGTTTTCATAATTCCAAGGGTGAATATGGCGTCTACCAGATGCTGGCGGTACACGTTCTTAATGTTGATGACCTTGTCGTGGTATGACAGGCCCATACCGAGCAGGTCCGCGTATTCCCTGGAGGCCAGGAATCGGCTGGTTACCCGGTGCTTGGGGAAGCTCATCACGATGTTGGGCACAAGGATGCGAACCGCGTTGAAGATCAGGTTCAGGGGTTCTGTACCAATATCAGCCGCTGCTCGGTCGTAGTATTGGCCGGTGTAGTTGCGGAGGAACATCATGCGGGACGCCCTAAAGTTGGCGAGCCGCTTGTAGCCACGCTGTACCGCTTCCTGCACCTTCTTAGGGGAAACTTCACTTGGCATAATTCGCTCCTACAAATCTGCGGGGGTCTGAGTGCCGCTTTAATTTCTTCTTGTACTGTTGCATACGATACGCGGGGGACTGATACGGGGCGGACGCTACCGGTCGAGACATAGGTGCGGTATCCCCACAACCAATCAGGCACAGCATGTCTGCGATCACGCGGTCACCGTGAGTCTTTCTAGCAGCCTCTGATTCCTCGAACAGGGTGGCGGGGCCGATGCTGCCCGTAGGGTAGGTTATGTACCCCAGGGCCTCTTCCAGGGCCTCTTCGCTGTGGTTGATGAACCCGCCGTGGGCGTACGCCCTACGAAGTCCACCAAGCCCCAGGGCCTTCTTCTCCTGGCTGGATCGCCAACCGAACCGCTTGCCACGCTTCTCATTCGTCGTACCCACCTGCTTGTCGAAATAGATACGGGGATAGTTGTACACCCGGACCAACTGCCGGCCGAAGTCGAACCCGGGGTCGCCGTTGTTCTCCCAGATAATAAGCGGAATGATAGACCCACCTATCCAGATGGCGGCGGCACAGGCGAGCTTGGCCAGTTCATAGGGCGGAGTGTTGGCACACGCGAACTCACCGATCTTCTCTTTGGTCTCATTGCAGAACACAGAGATAACGGAGTTGGACGCCCCCATACCCTTACCGATGTCGATACCCAGGGTGTACGTGCGGGTCTGGTCTGGGCGGCCGCCCATCAGCCCGGCCCACCACCGCCACTTACCCTTAGGGGTGCGAAGCACTGACTTAGTGTCCCGCTTCATAACTAGGGAGTTTATCTGGGCCTCGGGCAGTTCTGACTTGAAGTTCAGGGCAAACGACATGCGGGGGGCCTTAGCGAACAGCCTGCGATGCTGCTCGATAATCATAGGCTCGAAGAACGTGTCACCCGATCCCACGTGATCCATGTCAATTTCAATCGACATTTCCTTTGGCGACCGTTTGGTCTCTTCATTGTCGTACCACGGGGATCGTATCTTCCACCGACCCAGATCGTCCTGGGAACAGTATCGGTTCACGCCCTTCTCGGGGTGTTCCCACCACGGAAGGATGAATACTGGGATCGTGCCGCTCATCCGCCACTTAGAGAACGTGGTGCCGGCACCGTTGGGGGTGGACACCGGGAGTCGGCAGGCGGACACGTCGCGGGTGGATCGCTTGATCGACTCGGCCTCAAGCATCTTGGCCATTTCGTCCATCATGATCGACTTGCGGCGATCAGATGTACCCGCCGTGGCGTTGGCCGACTCACCGTCGATACGTACGCTAGTGTCAAGGTTGACCAGGTGCATTTTCTTACGGAGCAGGCGGGGCTGCATCCACTCGGGCAGGCGGCTCTGAATGTAGTCCAGCTTACCGAACAGGGTGCCCGGGTCGGCCAGGGGGCCATAGGGGTAGCCGCGAGGGAGACCGTCTAGCTGGTCAACCGCGTCCTCTTTACGAGAAAGCAGAAGGTGAGACTCTGAGTTCTTGAAGTTTAGCCGGTGCGAGTACACCGCGATGTGGTTCCAGGTCGCCCCCATGTCACGGGACTTATCTGTCAGCAGGTCCTGGCCCTTGTCGATACACTCATTAACCCGAAGGATATGGCGGTCCTGAATCTCCCAGGTCACGAACGGGAGGTGGGTGTATTCTGACTGGACGTTATCGCCATCTTCGCCCGGCTCAAACACTCGCAGCGTGAAGCAGAAGGCGTTGATATAGAACAGGATCGACTTCGAGCAGGCGGTGTATAGGTCCTCTTGCAGTCCCCTATCCTTGTCGGCGGCGGCCAACAACTTCGCCCGCCATTCGAGGTTCTTCGCCGGGTCTTTGGGGACCGCGAGGCCGGTGATCGGGCACGTCCACCAGGCGGCCACCGCCGGGAATGGCGTAGGGAGTTCAGGTTGTACTATGAACGCATTGGCCATTACGTACTCATCGGCGGAGGTCCGCTGGTCTTAAGGTCCGTCGCACCCGCCATAGCGTTGATCCGCTGCTTGGCCAGGTCACTGACCTTGTCTTTAGCAGTGACGCGGTCGGCGTTCTCGGGCAGTGCCTGTGGCGTCTTACCCTCCATGCGGTCGTAGATCAACTGGATAGCCCACGCCTCGGGCTTCAACTCCACCTCTGTCTCCCGCCCCTCATCATCTATGGACCTAACCTTGCCCCCCAGGGCCTTCTTGAACAGGAGGATACCCATGGCCTCGCCCTTGGTGATGACCCGGCCGCCCTCGTCCATGTCGTGGGCCTCAGCGGCAAGCTCACGCAGGTGGCGGGTTAGCTCTTTGTTGTTGTAGGAGGGTTTCTTCTTCTCGGACACTGCTTACGCCTTCCAACTTGCACGGGCACCCGACACGGTCTGCCGGCGGATTCCGCCGCGAATGACCACGTCAATGTCCCCGACGGGAGCTTTCGCGTACACCTGGTGGGCCGCCTTGCAGACGTGCGGCGGTTTGAGTTCCTGTACCAGGCCGCCGTTGGCAGCGACGGTACCCCGAACGAGGGTCTCGCCGGCACCCGCGTTATTGTCGGCACCCGCGAATACGTGAACCGCTCCGCCCACGGCGGACACGACCTGGATCGAGTGAACCTCCAGGTATTCATCGGCCGCCAAAGCCACAGCGGTAAGTGACCCGCTACGAAACAGGCCGCCCTCAGCACTTGTGACAGACCTGCCACCGGATGCGTCGCCGTGGTTCAGGATTGCAACGAACGGTTCGCCTTTAACAATACTCATATCAGTTCTCCGTAAACTCGAAAATCGACCCTATGTTATCATCAGGGGCGTCCCGTTCCTTGTTCATCTTTTTAGACACGAAGGCGTCGGGTACGGCCCACACGTTATCGGTGGCGTATGTCACGTTCGGGGTGGTCAGGGGTATCCGTCCGGGGTTGCAGGACGTTATTACGATCCGTGCCTCGGGGTGGACCGCATGAAGAAGGTCCGCCCACTCTTGCACGTCTATCCACACCCATGCGTCGGTCACGATGAACCACTTACCGGCCAGGGCAGTTCCGTGCCCGGACACCATTACAAAGTCATCGTATCTGCGGGAGACTTCCCGCTGCCAGTCTGTCGTGTACCGGGCCAGGCCGGCGTCGAACACGTACTCGGGCATGTTCGGTTGACGCAGGGATACCCGGGGTTCAAAGGAACAACCCAGGGCCAATAGGGACAGGATAGTGAGCCAAATTATCTTCTTGGTCATATACCGGCTACTAAATTAGAGGACCATATTCGGCCGTAACACTTTGTCGCCCATAGCCTGAGACGTGGCATATATGCCGGCCGCCTCAGCGTCTAGCAGTTCCCGGTCCACTACAAAAATCTCGTCCACGCCAAGCCCGGCCGCGTCTAAAGCACCGTTTTCATTCAGGATATTCACACCCACAAACACCGGAGTCCCGTTCATAAACATCGGCGCCCCGCCGCATAGCTGAAACGCTGCCCCGTCTACGCTGAACTTCCAGAAACTAGAATTATTAAGGTCGTAGTTCAGAAGGATCAGATGCCACTCCCCGTCTGCCCAGCCCGACCCAGGGAAATCTGTGGTTATGGACTGAAAATTGATTCCGGGCACTAAGATCGAAAAGTTGTGGGGGGTTGTTGATGTCCGATAAAGAACGTCTACGATTCCCCGACTCGCCGCTCCGCCATCCCCGAAAGAAACGAATACAGCCGAACTGGCGGGCGTACTAATAACCCGAAAAAAGAATCCAAGGGCGTAGGGGCCTTGAAGGCCCGGACCACCGAGGGTACTGGCCCCAGAACGGGTTGTAACTACTGTGGCGGTGCTGCTGACGGACCCGTTGCCCGGCTCGCTCGGGATGGCCGATATCTGGTTGGTTCCGAGGCCGCTGGTATAGCCTACTGACAACCCCCCGATAACGTCCACGAAGGCCGTGGTGGTTTCGTTCACGCGAAATAAGTGGGTCGCACCTACCGTGTTCGTGAGATAATTAACCCATGCTGACATACGCTACTCCTCTATTAAACCACCGGCGACGCGATTATTACCCTAATACTTGGTTGGGTCGAAGGAGGCCGGCGTCGCGGGCGGCGGTGTAGACCGTGATGCTCATGTAGTCCACAAAGAACTCAAGCCCGTCGTCGGTAGTAAGGAAGCCCTTCATCTGAAAGCCAAAGGTGGAGGCGTTGATTTCCGCCGGGGTCCACGCCAGGCCGTGAAGCTCTGTAGGACCCCCATCTGTGGCGGTCGCGGGAGATTCCCCACCGAAAATAATATCTGCATTGCTCAGCGGGTCGCCAACAGGAGTCGTGACTTTCAATATGCGGGTGCTGTGCTGCTCCTCCGTCCCAGCATAACCTCTGGCGTGAAACTCAATCCCAACGATGGTTTCGTTCGCGGGGATTGTGAACCCAAAGTTGGTCGCCCTAAGGAACTCCGTAGCGTCATCGAATGAAACGGGACCGGCAACGGCAGACAGGCCGTTTGATGCCTTCACATTATCAAGACCGGCCCAAGCATTCTCTCCGGGAGCTATGCTCTCGACCGTGCCGGGGAATCGTGGTCCGTAGGTAGGCATGACGTCTCTTTTTAATTCCGCAGGACAGTATTAGACCACCGGGTTATACGCACCGGCCAGGGCGTTAATCAGGCCGTTTAGGGCGTTCTCGATCTGGGTGTCGGTGATTGCCTCTGCCGCCGGGAGGGACGTTGCAGTGGCCACCAGGGCGATCAATGCCTTACGGGCCTCGGCCTCTGAGTTATCCAGGACCCTGGTGGCCCACGAGGCACGCTGCAGGTGGAACGTGGTGCTGCCGGCCTCGGACAGGACGGCAACCGCCGAGCGGATGGCGGTGATCCGCACCCGGTTGCGAAGGGCGGTGTTATTGTACAGTGTAAACGCTTGGTTCGTGTCAATGGCCATGGCGGCACTCCCGGGGATCGGAAAAGGAAAAAGCCGGGCCGGGTTCACACGGACAGACCCCTACGGTCCGTGGAACCACTCGGCCCGGTTAGAACGTCACTTTACTGCCGGACGCAGAATATCGACGGCCGACACGGCACTCTTAACAATGGTGAAGGATTTTACCGAGTCCTTGCTATCCCTGCTTCTATCCGCGTCGGGGTCCTCGTACGTCCAGGACTCCACCATGAAGAACACCCGACTGTTCTTCAACACCCTGCCGTACACCACAAAGGCCATGGCCCCGTCCCCGTCCCCGTCCTCACAATGATCTAGGAACGTGATTGCAACTACGTCACCGATTGAAACTCTGGGCAGGCGGGGTCGTGTCATGGGGGGGTCCTTTACAGGAACAAATATAAGCTGACGGTCGCATCGCCGATAGCATTGGCAACGTCACGCTGAACTTCGACCTTATTGACATCGGCATAGTCGGTATTGTCCACCAGGATGGCCCCGTCGAGGGCATCGGTGGTGTTGCCGGCACACTTGCCCGGCAGGAAGGTCAGGACGTTCGCCTTCACGAAGATTCGGACGTATTCGACGGCCCCAGTGTCATCGTTTCGGAGTTGAACCCACAAATCCTGGTCCGAGAGGATAAATCCGTGCGTAAACGTGTCCGCACCGCCCTCTCCGGCGGTCCATAATGAGTCCTCGGTGTAGTTATCGGCGATTACCTTGCCCTGGACACAAAAAACCTGACCGTTCGTCAGTGTAATTGACTGACTCACGTCCAGGTCGCCCAAGACTACGTTACCGCCGACCTCCAGGGCCTGCCGGATTTTAAGTGTTACGCTCATATTTCCCCCAGATCACGTTTTCCGCTGCCGGAAAATCAAGTTAATCGGCAAACCCTCGGTATCGGCCGTAGGTGGGCAGTGTTTCGGGGTCCTGCCTCGCGGCCCTCCGCTCTAGTCGGGCCTTACGGGCCTTAGCGAACTGCTTGTACCCTGACGGTTTCGAGTGTGCCCACGGCTTACGATACCCCCGGAGCCATTCTAGCCACCTGTTTCGCGTCGCGTTTTTAGCTCTCCCGCACCCGGGAACCTTTGTAGCCACGGTGACCCCCTGACCAAGACCGAATTACCTACAATTCACGGTCGTATTTCCGCTACGCTTTCGGACTCGGTCCTGGTCGGGGGGTCACTCGGGGGACTCCCGCTTCATCACTCATCGGATCAACTTCCATGCCCTTGCACCGTAGTAACGGCGGCGTTACCAGCCGGATCGCCTGGATAGGGCGAGTTTACCAGCCCCCGGCGATCATGGGGAGGTTCACGCGGGCATATTCGGCCATGCCGAGGGCGGTAATCAGTCCGCCGCCCCAGTAAACCACGGGGACCACGGCCCCGTCCTCTTCCCGGTCATCTTCGAGCAGCACTATAAGCATGCCCCTGGGGTTACGCCGGCGGATTTCGTCCGCCAGTTCACTCGCCGTGGCCATGTTCAGGTCGTTCATGTCGGGTATGTTGGAGGTCTCGTCCATCAATCAGCCCCTATCAGCGTGATACTTCGCCTGTTTGCGTGTCGCCGCCGCGTGGGCAAGGTTCACCTCGATGGCCGAGGCCCACACGTCGCCCCGGGCCCTGAGAATCAGGTGTGCCGGAATCAGGTAGCTGGCGGTATAGTTGCCCTCCCAGTCCAGGAACAGGCCGACGTTGCCCGACTGCGGGTCCATCCTCACGGCCAGGTTGTCGGGCTCTCCGGCAAGTACGGTGAGTCGATCACGATTTTCGTCCACGTACGTGGAGACACGCTCGAGGGGCGAGAGTTCGAGCAATCGGCTCGGGTCGGTGATGGGGGGACACATAGGGGGGCTACCTTTGCTCACGGGGCTGGGGGTTAA